ACAAAGGGACAGAAGAAGTGATAAAGGAGATTGAAAATGACACTAAAAACATTAGTGACCTTGGCAACGATAGTTCTGATTAGTGGATGTTCACTATTAGGAACTAAACAAGTTGAAGTTGTATCTAAACCGATAGAGTTACAAATCATACAACCAACCCTGCCTAGGGAAGTCTCTTTAAATACTCCAAAATGGTATGTTGTATCTGAAGCTAGAATTGCTAACCCATGTAAAAAGGTTGAAGGTGAAACTAAAAGACCTAAGTCATGTGAGTTAGAGGATAGAGAAAATCCAGATTGGCCAGTAGGATATACATACCTTGATAGATTTCTTGACGAAATGAAAGCTCAAAATAACGGAGATGTTGTTTTTGTAGCTACAACTGTTGGTGATTATAAACAAATGACAGTTAATAATCAAGAGATTCGAAGATATATTAGAGAATTAGGTGAAGTTATAGTTTATTATCGTAACGTAACTTTACCAAATGGTGAGGAAGGCGTAGGAATTGAAGTAGAGAAGAACTAATGTGGGGTTTAATATTAAAAGTATTAAAACTTATATTTTCTCTAGCTTCAAAGAATATAGCCTTTAAACCACTACATCCTTGGTTGTTAAAACTAGATGCATGGTGTGAAAAGAAACTTGGTATTGATATAATCAAACAAGAGAAACAGTTTCACGAAAAGTACCCAGGCATATCAAAAAGAATCGCCGTTTTAGAACGAGATTCTCACCCACCAATCTGCTTAGAAGATTTTGATGGTTACCACGATTTGGTAAAAAGAATAGAAGAATTAGAAAAAAAGTAGTTTACATATAAAGTAAACTGTGGTATAATATATATTATTATGAATGGGATAAACACAATGAACGTCACAAAAAGAGATGGAAGTATTCAACCTTTCGATTTAGATAAAGTACATAAAGTTTTAGAATGGGCTGTTGAAGATATCAGCGGTGTATCTATGTCAGAGATTGAACTTAAAGCAAACATTCAGCTTTATGATAAAATTCCAGCTTATGACATTCATGAGTTATTAATTAAATCTGCATCTGAACTTATATCAGAACAAACTCCAAATTACCAATTCGTAGCGGCTAGACTTATATCTTATAAATTAAGAAAAGAAGTTTACGGAGATTATACTCCATGGCATTTAAGAGAACTTATAGTTTCAAATGTCGACCGTGGAGTATATGATGGAGCCATAATGCAAAATTATAGCCCAGATGAAATTGATGAACTTAATGATTATATTAAACACGATAGAGACGATACATTTACATATGCAGGTATGGAACAGTTTCGTGGTAAATATTTAGTTCAAGACCGAAGAGATAAGACACATTATGAAACGCCACAGATGTTATACATGATGGTCGCGGCTACACTCTTTAGTGGATATAAAGAAAACAGATTAAAATACGTAAAGGATTACTATGATGCGATATCGCAATTTTACATTTCGTTACCTACGCCAATCATGGCGGGAGTTAGAACACCTACTAGACAGTTTAGCTCATGTGTTCTTATTGAGTCTGGGGATAGTCTTGACTCTATTAATGCTACTGCTTCATCTATTGTTAAATACATAAGTAAGAAAGCTGGGATTGGAATCGGTGCTGGTGGTATAAGAGCACTAGGTGCAAAGATAGGTGATGGTTCTGTAGTACATACAGGTTTAATACCATTCTTAAAATATTTCCAATCAGCTGTTAAGTCATGTTCACAAGGTGGCGTAAGAGGTGGAGCGGCCACAGTATATCTACCTGTATGGCATTATGAGTTTGAAGATTTAGTAGTACTCAAAAATAATAAAGGTACAGAAGAAACAAGAGTCCGTCATATGGATTATGCATTCCAGTTTAATAAACTAATGTATGAAAGATTGTTAACTGGTGGTAATATAACATTCTTTGACCCTAATGATGTACCGGGATTATATGAAGCATTCTTTGCTGACCAAGATTTATTTAAAGAACTATACGAAAAATACGAAAGAGCATATTCTATTCGAAAGAAAACATTGCCAGCTCTTGAAGTATTCCAAATGTTTTTAACAGAAAGAAAAGATACAGGTAGAATATATCTAATGAATGTTGACCATGCAAATGATCATAGTTCTTTTGACCCTAAGGTCGCACCGATTCACATGAGTAATTTATGTTGTGAAATCGATTTACCAACTAAACCTATGGACGATGGTCCTGTTGATGATGGTGAAATTTCTTTATGTACTTTATCAGCAATCAACTGGGGTTTAATAAATGAGCCACATGAGTTTGAAAAGTATTGTGACTTATCTGTTAGAGCTCTCGACGAATTATTAGATTACCAAGATTATCCAGTGTTCGCTGCGCAAAGAGGAACTGAGAATAGAAGACCATTAGGTATAGGTATTATTAATCTAGCATATTTCCTAGCTAAACGTGGACTTAAATATGATGAATCCGCATATGATATAGTAGATGAATTTGCAGAAGCATGGTCATATTATTTGATTAAAGCGTCAGCAAACCTAGCTGTTGAAAAAGGAAAACTAATATATAATAATGATACGAAATATTCCAAAGGGATACTTCCTATCGATACTTACAAGAGAGCGATAGATAATTTATCAGAGCATAAGGAACGTCTACCGTGGGAAGATTTGCGAAAGCAACTCAGAGAAACAGGTATTCGAAACTCTACTCTCATGGCATTAATGCCGGCTGAAACATCTGCTCAGATTAGTAATAGTACAAATGGTATTGAACCTCCTAGAGCTTTAGTATCATATAAACAAAGTAAAGATGGTGTAATGGCACAAGTAGTACCAGGTTATCACCACCTTAAGAACAAGTACGATTTACTCTGGGACCAAAAGTCACCGGCAGGCTATCTTGGCATCTGTGGTATATTACAAAAATATATCGACCAAGGTATTTCGGTTAACACATCTTATAATCCAGAACACTATGAGGATAATAAGATACCTATGTCCGTAATGATACAGGACTTAGTGACCGCATACAAATATGGATTGAAGCAATTATATTATTTCAATACATATGACGGTGCGGGTGAAATGGTTGAAGAATTACACACTTATGAAAGTGGTACGTCACCAGATATCGAAGATGAGGATTGTGACTCTTGCAAAATTTAAGAGATAAGATTAACGAAAGAATGGACATCCTGCAAAATTGGATGGAACAAGATTACCACATGAAAAGACCAGAAGTCGTCTATGAACATACATTGACGATTAGTAAGTTTTGGTCTGTGTTAAGCGAAGAGGATAAGGATTATATACAATGTGCACAAGATGCTATAGAAACAAAATCAACAATATCATGGAGGCGAGATGTCAATACTGAAGAAAAATAAAAAGTCTCATTTAACTAAGAATATGTTTTTAGATGAGTCAGTTGATATACAGCGATTTGATTTACTTAAGTATCCACAAATCGAAAAGATTACAGAAAAGCAATTAGGATTCTTTTGGAGACCAGAAGAGGTTGATATTTCAAAAGATAAGAAAGACTTTGATGCATTAACTGAACACGAAAAACATATCTTTACATCTAATCTTAAACGTCAAATATTATTGGATAGTGTACAAGGAAGAGCACCAAATATTGCATTCTTACCAATCGCTTCATTACCAGAAGTAGAGAATTGGATTGAGACCTGGTCCTTTTTTGAAACTATTCACTCAAGGTCATATACACATATTATTAGAAATGTTTATCCTGACCCATCTTATGTGTTTGATGGTTTACTTGATGTAAAAGAAATACTTGAATGTGGTAACGATATCGCAACTTATTATGATGATTTAATAAAAGATAATAATTCAGCTACAAATAAAATGGACCATAAACGTTCATTGTATATGTGCTTGATGTCAGCCAATGCTCTGGAAGGAATTCGCTTTTATGTATCCTTCGCCTGCAGTTGGGCATTTGCTGAACTCAAAAAGATGGAGGGTAATGCAAAGATTATTAAATTTATTGCCCGTGATGAGAATACACATTTGGCTGCGACCACAACAATGATTAAATTATTATTAAAAGAAGATAAGGATATGCAAAAGATAGCAAAAGAAATGGAGCCACAGGCTACAGAATTATTTGTTAAAGTTATTGAGCAAGAAAAGGAATGGGCGGACTATCTATTTAAAAATGGTTCTATGATTGGTTTAAACGAAACCATATTGAAAGAATATGTTGAATGGATTGGCTGTAAAAGAATGCGAGCAATAGGATTAACTTGTCCATATACTGTACCTCAAATGAATCCACTTCCATGGACGGAGAAATGGATTTCCGGAGGTAATGTACAAGTTGCACCACAAGAAACAGAAATAAGTTCTTATGTTGTTGGCGGAGTTAAACAAGATGTATCGGAAGATACTTTTAAAGGAATGGAATTATGAAGAAACCTAATTTATTTAGACGAGTGACAATGTGGATAGTAGACAGCTGGAGATTAGTAATGAATGCTAAGTACAATCCACTTAAGCATATACCAGACCCATCATTACAGACATACTTTATGTTAGTATTGTTTACAATGTGGTCAGTATATTTTGGATTTGTAGCATCTTTTTATATGGGATGGCTAGGATATAATACAGTACTTAGTATAGTAGTACATGCAGGAGTATTAATACCACTTGCATTTACGAATGCAATCTTCTTAGATGCAGAAAGAGATAATGCTCCATGGTTATTTGAATGGAGACAAGAACAAGAACAATGGAAGTTCTGGCAAAACAGACCTTCGAAGAAAGGTAAAAATATAATCACATGGGATATTGACAAGGAGGCATAATGAAAGGATATATATTAACAATATGTTTATTTATGACAGGTACTATTGCCATGGCATATAATAATTTGGAATACAAAGGGTATGATAGAGTTCATGGATGTTACGGTGAATGCTATGAAGAATATGTCAAACTCAATGGTACTGTAGTAGAAATTGAACAGATGAAACAGGCTGCAGCTAATGAAGATCCTTTTAGTTCTATTAGAGGTCTATGGGCTGGATGCGCAGCATGTCATGGTCAGCAAGGTCAAGGCATGGGAGCATTTCCTGCACTAGCAGGTCAATCATCTGAATACATTATAGATAGATTAACTACATACAAAAATAGAGGTGAAGTTGGAGCTATGAGTTCTACTATGTGGGCTCAAGCTGGAATGTTATCAGAACAAGATATTGAAACAATTGGTAAATTTATTGAGGAGACATTATGATTACTATTTACGGAAAAACAATGTGTCCATTTTGCGATATGGCTAAAAGCTTATGTGAGCAAAAAGGATTAGAATACGAATACAAACAATTAGGTACAGACTTCGGTAGAGAAGAGATGTTAGAAACTTTTCCAGGAGCGAGAACGTTTCCACAGATTATATACAATGGCGAAAAGATTGGTGGATACGATAAACTAAAAGAACAATTGGGATAATCCATGGAGCCAAATCATTGGTACACTCACAACTGTGAGTTTTGTTTTACTTCTACAAAGATGTATTTTGAAGAAGAAAGACCTGACCCTATTTACTGTCCACATTGTGGTTCAGCAGTAGAAGCTGTCGATGAGTTAGATTTCGATGAATAAATAAGAGTATGGAATGGGTTTACAAAGGCAAAAAATACGAAATGCCGAAAGACTACGATCACAAAGACGTATACGGTTTTGTTTACATGATAACGAACAGAGCGACAGGACGAATGTATATCGGAAAGAAATTCTTTTGGAGCAAGAAAACATTACCAATAACAAAGACAAGAAAACGTAGAAAAAGATTACTTGTTGAGTCAGATTGGAAAAATTATTACGGGAGTAACGTACATCTTAAAGAAGAAGTAGATACACAAGGCCATGAAATGTTTCATAGAGAAATACTTCACTTATGTAAAACAAAAGGTGAATGTGCTTATATGGAAGCTAAAGAACAGTTCGATAGAGATGTGCTTATTGATGATAAATACTATAATGGTATTATTAATTGTCGTATTGGTGGCAATGCAGTAAAAAACTTAAAATAACCATTTACATTATATAGAAACTGTGGTATAATATAATAATATTATGGCAAAAATACTCAAATTTCCTACAGGTGAGGAAATCAAACAAGACATCAATCCCATTGATGCAATTTCCGATGAATGTGTTGGCACATCTCAATTTCTTATGGAAGTCCTAGAAGAATTTATAACTACTGGTCAAGCGTCAGATGAAAGACGTTTTATGGACATGAATTTTAGAGATGAAACAGTACAAGAATCGAGAGATATGTTTGTGATAGTAAATATGATAAATGCGATGTTTAATAGATATATGGGTATTCCTCATAGATTACATCGTACTTTTGATAGAGCTTATATTGAAATTAAAGCTTTATTAGCCGCTAATGAACAAGGTCGTGAAGAACTTAAAAAACTTCTAGACCAACTTGAGGAAGAAGAAGATAATGATACTACTTGATTATTCACAAATTGCATTAAGCAATATTATTGTGCAAAAACTAAATGATGAACAAATGATTAGACATATGATACTTAATAGTATTCGTATGTATAATAAAAGGTATAGAGATGAGTATGGCCAAATGGTTATATGTGCTGATGGCATGAATACCTGGCGTAAAGATTACTTTCCGCATTACAAAGCGAACAGAAAAAAAGGTAGAGATAATTCAGACCAGGATTGGACAGAAATATTTAGAATACTTCATTTAGTTAGAGAAGAAATAGCAGAGAATTTACCTTATAAAGTTATACACATGGACGGAGTGGAAGCTGATGATATTATTGCATCATTAGTTATTGAAAGTCAAGAGTTTGGAAAGGACGAAAAAATTATGATTGTATCAAGTGATAAAGATTTTATACAATTACAGAAATACAATAATGTAAAACAATTTAGTCCTATACAAAAGAAAATGGTTACAGATAAGAACCCAAGGACTTATGCGTTTAACCATATTATGAGAGGTGATACAGGTGATGGAGTTCCTAATGTATTATCAGCAGATGATACATTTGTGAGTGAAAAATCTCAAACACCCTTAAGGCAAAACAGAATCGATGAATGGTTGGAAAAATCAGACAGATTGAGAGAAGTTATGCCAGAAGAAATATATAGGAATTATCAGCGTAATAAAAAACTTATTGACTTAACAGAAATACCTGATCATATCCAGGAAACTATTATAA